GTTTGTGAAAAAGAGATTTGATCAAATAATCCTGGAAAAATTGATTTGTCTCTTTGATTGTCGCCTCGATATATTCGAACGCAAAGACACAACTCTCCATTGTGATTTTTGGAATCTCTTTTGTGTATGGATCGGCATTGCCGACCGCATCAATCAAGCAAATCTTTTTCATTTGCTGATAGGCCCTTTGAACAATTGGTTTGATCGACTCGTCGCAAGAATATGACAACTCGTGAAAGTAGTGCATTTTTTCTCTCATATATTCAAGCGATTCTTTGTCGGCCTGGATTTGAGGGACGAGAGGTTTCTCAAGAGTCGGGATCACCAACGCTTGCGGTTTCTTTTGTGTGAAATCAAATTTGACGGTTCCGGTCTTTGTGATGTCAACACTCTCCGTTGCGATTTCCATGAGTCCCCAATGAGTGAGGAACATGTCCAAATCGTCCGACATTCTCGTTCTCGAGGGTTCAACAAGGTCAACCCTGGAATTGTCAAAGACATAATTGAAACGCCCTCCAAACCCTTGCATCAACATTGAATTTGAGAATGTTTCCGAAAAGGCGTTCGGAGTTGTTGCACCGATCAAAGAGAGGCAAGGATTGAAAGTCATTCCGGTTGTGTCCTCACTTGTTGTGAATCCCATGAACAAACCCGAACTCGAGTTCCAAAGTTCCGTCAAGGTTTCCGGGATATTGCTTGAAAAAGTATTGCTTGACCTGGCCGAACGAAAGACTTTTGAAATCTCGTCAATGATGTCCATTCGTTCTCGTTGTGATTCAAATTTTTTGACAATTGACTTGTCGCCTCGATATTGTTCAAGTCCAACCAAATGAATCAATCCGGACTCAATGAACAATTCTTTCCCGGCCTTGAGGGGAATGTCTTTTCCCTCTCCGGACTCGGCAATCAATAATTGATATAGGTTCGGCGTCGTGTCACCAAACGCAACCTTGTTCGATGAAACACAACCGACAATTGAAAGTGCCGAGGCGAGTGCAAACTTTGGTCTTGGTTTGTGTGAACGTTTGATGATCTCGTCTCGCAATTCCTTGATGAATCCTCGAGGTTCCGGAAACACAACTTTTGTTGTCTCAATTGATTCATCAATTGTTTTTTGAATATCACTCTCCGAAAAGACGAGTTCAATCTTTTTAGGTTCGACGAACTCTCCCTTTTGAGACGATGTTTTCACAACGGACATATACATTGAAAGTGCGGCATGATATCCGGAACCTTTGTGCGGTTCACTCTTGTCCGTAAAATACGGCGGTTTGTGGTTTTCCTCGTCATATTTTTGAAGTTCATTCACAATGCTTGTCGCATCCTCACCACGTCCAACCATTGCACCACAAATTTCAATGAGTGCGTTGTGACGTCCGAGAGTGTCGCCTTTGATTGTTTCAACTTGTCCAACAAGGTCAAAGAACTCTTGACCTAAAATCGGCAAATCATCCTTGTCAATTGAGAGGAGAGTTTCATTCGATGTCCAAACATACGGTTCCCCGGTTTCCGGGTGAATCGAATCGGGAATGACCGTTTGATTTCCAGTTGACAAAAGTTCAATTCCGAGATCGTGTCTCTTGAAATTTGCCTCACCATTGTATTTGAAAAACCTGGTTTCTCCCTTTTTCCCTTTTTTTACAACCGGAGACGGCGGCACCATTGAGAGGGCCGAATCTTTGTCGATGTCGATTGCTATGATCCCGGAGAGTTTTCCAGTGAGAAACCCAACGTTTGCTTTTGGGTATTTATTGCACCAAGAATCGACCAAGAGTTCCGAGGGTTTTTGTCTCGAAAACATTGACCAATTCTTGACAAGTGGGATTTTCCCGTGCAATGGTATGACGAATAAATCACTTTCGAAATATTCGATTGCTATGTCACTAAACATTTGCAAATCCTTTGGTTAAGTTTGTGAAAAGCCGGTCAAAAATTATTGATCGGCTTTTTTGTTTTGGTCGATTCCAACCGTTTTCATTTCGTGTGCATGGTCTTTCAATGTTTGAATTTCATCCTCAAGATATTCTTTCGATTCCATGATCAACTCAACTTCATTTTGATCCGGCAAGCTTGCACGGTTGAAAATGTTCGTTGCGAGAATGTGAATTGCGGCACAATTCAAAATGTGAAGTTGTCCGTTGAGTTGTTCCGGAGTTTTCGCCGTTTCAACCGCTTGTGAAAGCATGTCAACCGCAAAGTTTCTCCCAATGTTTTGAAGTCTCTCGTCGGTCATTTCACTCATGTCGTGTGTGTTGTTCATTTTTTCTCTCCTTTAATTTGCAAATCTTTCAGTTGAACGGCACCGTGCGTTGACTCAATGATTTTTATTGCGTTTGTCACGGTCGGTTCACTTGTTTGGTGAACATACGTTTGCAATGTATTTGCATTGATTCCGGTGTTTTCTGAAAACTTTGCAATTGAAATTTTTGTCGTTTGAAGAAATTTTTTCAACTTCATTGTTTTTCCCTTGAAATATTGTTTTCGTTGTCCTAATGTTTTGACACAAACGAAACAAAAAAACAAGGGAGAATGAAAATGTTTACAACAACGGACTCCGACCAATACGATCGGCAATCAATAATTGTTTACGGCGAAAGTGGTTCGGGAAAAACGACACTGGCCAAAACAGTTCCCGGAAAACCAATCATTGTCAATGCTGAAAATGGGTTGCGTTCTTTGCGTGGTTCAAACATTCCGGTCTATGACATTACAGTTGACGGAACCGGAAAACAAATGGATCGAAAATTTCGATTTCAAAAACTTTTGCATTTCCTGGAAATGCTCAATCAAGATGAATACAAGAAAAAATATGATTGGTTGATCTTTGATTCGTTGACGGAAATCACTCAATGTTTTGTTGAGTATTTGAAAGACAAGCACCCGGACGGGAAAGACGCACTCAAGTTGTGGGGCGAATACAACGACGGCGTTCAAGGTTTTGTGAAAGCACTCCGAGACTTTGCACCATATAACATTTTGATTTTCGCACTTGAGTCATATGACAAAGATGAAACCGGACGTCGTTTCACTGGAATTGATATCAACGGAAAAATCTCAACAAGAATCCCGGCGTTGTTTGACGAATGTTTTCAATTGAAAGTTTTCACAAATGACGAGGGAAAAAATCAAAGATTTTTAGTGACAAGCAAATACGAAAACAATGTTGCAAAGGATAGGTCGGGAAATCTCGATCAATTTGAGCTTGCAAACATTGCAAACATAGTGACAAAAATGAACAACAAATCAACAAAGGAGAAAACGAATGTTTGATTTTAATTTAGAAGAAATTGAGGCATCGAACGGCGGTGTCGTTCCAAAAGGAACTTACCTTGTTCAAGTTGAAAAAGCGGAACTTGCCGACACAAAGTCCGGCGGTCAAATGATCAAAGTTCAATTCAACATTACGGGCGAGCAACAAAACGGCCGTAAACTTTTCGAACAATACAACATTGCAAACGCAAACCCTCAAGCGGTTCAAATTGGACTAGGTCAAATCAAGTCTCTTGTTGTTGCGTCGGGTGCAAATCTTTCGAAATTCACGTCACCGGATCAACTTGTTGGTCTTGAGTGTCTTGTGAACGTGAAAGAATACACGGACGACTACGGCGAGAAAAACTCAATCACCGCATACAAGAAACTTGACAATGGTGCACCAAAGCAAGCCGCCGAATTACCAAAAGGCCCGGACGGAAAGCCGATTTTTTAAAAACACAACGCAAATGACTGGCCCTTGAAAAAGGGCCTTTCCTCATTTAAGGGAGAGAAAATGAAATATTTGAGTTTGTTCACCGGCGTCGGAGGTTTTGAACTTGCTATTCACAACACCTTTGAACGTTCCGAGTGCGTCGGTTGGTCTGAAATTGATCAACATGCAATCAAAGTTTTCGAGCAACGTTTTCCATTGAACGCAAATAAAAACATTGGTGACATTCGAAACCTGGAGGCCTGGCCGTACTTGATGAAATGCTTGCCGGACTTTGATCTTTTGGTCGGAGGTTCACCGTGTAACGACCTTTCAATTGCAAAGGGAAATCGACAAGGTTTGAAAGGTACGAAATCCGGACTCTTTTGGACATACGTTCAAATTTTAAAAACAAAAAAACCAAAACATTTCCTTTTGGAAAACGTCGCCTCGATGTCAAAGCAAGATCGTGACTTGATTTCCGAAACACTTGGTGTCGATGCAATCGAAATCAATTCGGATCATTTCACGCCTCAAAAACGTCGTCGTCTTTATTGGTTCAATTGGGATTTGACGGAACCAATGCCGGAAACGGGCGAGCGTTGGGACGAGTTGATTGCATGGTCAAGCTCTTGGCGATATCCGAAAGACCGTGAAAAATACAAGGAGGAAAGGGAAACCAGGGACGGGCGAGCAAACACACTCACAACCGGCCCGGGTTGTGGTTCCTTTTCGTCAAAGAACTTTCGTGACATTGACGGCGAAAAGTTTACATTGCACCCGGAGGACTGTGAACTCTTGCAAGGATTCCCCGAGGGTTGGACGGAACTTGTGAGCGACTCACAAAGGTTCAAGCAAATAGGAAACGCCGTGACGGTGCCAGTTATTGAATACATTTTGAGAGGTTTGAAATGAGTGAACAAAATTTGCATGAAAAATTTGGATTGATTTCGTTGATCCCTGGAAAATATTTTGACAAGAAAATGAAACAAAACTTGATTCTTGCTTTGAATTACGTTGAGGTTTCGGGATCGGAGTTTTTCAAAAACGCCGTTGCAATGGTCATGTATAGGTATGAGAACGGAAAGAATCGAACGGAAACCGTTGAGGCGTTCGTTGAATATGCCGAGGAAAATCTTGAATTGATCGAGAGATCGGACGGACAACAAGAACTTGAAATTCAACCGGCAATTGACGCCGAATTTGAGGTGAAAGAATGATCCAGGCCAGGCCCTATCAAGACCAATGCGTCAATAAAATTTGGGAAACGATGAAATTCAAAGATGATCAATTGATCGTTCTCCCAACGGCCTCGGGGAAAACTATCATTTTCACAATGTTGCTTGAAAAAATCTTGAAAATATATCCTCAATTGAAAGCACAAATTCTCGTGAACCAGGTGAAACTTGTGACACAAACACAAGAAAAATTGCATTTGGCACTTGAGAAACAACACGTCTCAATGTATTGTGGTTCACTTGGTGAATACAACAACGAGGCCGCCGTGACGGTCGGATCAATTCAATCGGTTGAAAAAACAACAACCGTTTTGAATCTTTTGATCATTGATGAATGTCACAACGCCGACAACTCTCCGACATACAAGAATTACATTGCCAGGTTGAGAGAGGCAAATCCAAAGTTGAAAATCGTGAGATTCACGGCGACACCTTTCACGGTTGCCGGATATATTTTTGGAGAGGACAAGCCGAACAATTGCATTGATTTCAAAAGAACAATGAAACAAATGATTGAGGCCGGATATATTGTCGAACCCGTTTTCAAAGGAACAACCGAGGCGTTTGACACTTCACAACTCCGAACAAGGAGAGGCGAGTTCATTTTGAGAGACGTTGAGAAAATGTCTCTTGATGAAAAAAAGGTTCGAACACAAGTCGCCGACGCTTTGACAAAACTCTCCGGACGAAAAAAAGTTGTTTGGTCATGCACTTGCATCAAACACGCCGAATTGGTTCAAAGAGTTGTTCAAGAATATGAGGATTGTACGATCATTCATTCAAAACTTGGAAAACGTCACCAATTGTTCAATATGGAATCTTTTGAAACACATGACGTGAGACATATTTCGAGTGTGACAATGGTTTCCGAGGGATATGACTTTCCGGCCATTGACGCAATTGTTGCAATGAGGCCGACGAGATCGCCCGTGTTATATGTTCAACTTGTTGGTCGAGGTCTGCGACTCTTTGAGGGGAAAGAAAATTGTTTGTTCTTGGATTACGGCGAGATCGTTGAAAACCTGGGACACCCGAACGATCCGATTGTTGAGAAAAAAACGAAAGGAAAGGGAGAAAAACAAGCGATCATTTGTCCGAATTGCATGGAAATGAATTTTTTGCCAGTTCAAGAATGTCGAGATTGTGGTTTTGAATTTTACAAGGAACCAACCGGCCCGAGGAGACACACGAAAAACCTTGACGAGATTGCCAGGGAATACAAGTTCAACGAAAACGCAAGAATTGATGTCGAACTTGATGTTCTTTCGATCACAATTGACAAGGAATACATTTCAAAGGCCGGAAATCGTTGTTGGTTTGTTCAATATACAACCATGCAAGGAATTGTGAAAGAATGGTTGAAAGCCGGAACATATTTTCAAAGAGAATTTCAAAGAGATTTGAAACTCATGGGAAACCCGAAAAAAATAATTGCTGAAAAAAATGGAAAATGGTTCAACGTAAAGGAGAGAAAATGGCAATGAAAAGAAAAACAAAAAAGGCAATTTCATTTGTCTTTCATATGACAATATATGTTTTTGCGTGGCATTTGTTTCGCAATGAAAATTTGCCGAATGTCGGGTTCGGGTTGATTTTCTTTTTTAATTTATTGAATTACTCGGCCGCCTTGATGAATTACGATCTTTATTTTGCAATGAAAAAACTTGTTGAAAATTACGAGATCATGACAAATGGCCTTTCAAAACAAGTGAACGACGCCGTTGAAATCATCAAAGAAAAAGACGAGTCATTCAAACAACTCCGAACAAAGTACATATTGAGTGAAAGTCAAAACATGCAAATTCGTGAAATGAATGATCGTTTGCATGAAGTCAATCAAACGGTTGTAAACCAAAGGAGTCATTGAAATGGAATATTTAAAGGCGTGGTTGTGGACACAAGAACAACTCAAGAAAAAAGGGAAACCAATTGCCGACGAGGTTTTGATCAAGTATGTTGAAAAACTACTTGCAAACACAAAGGCGTTTCTTGACACTGGCCTTGTGACAAGAGAAAAAGACGGAAATTTCAAACTGGCAAAACTTGCCGACATGCAAGTTGAAAATCGAATATTGAAAGACGAGGTCGAACTTGCCAGGGAATTACTTTCAAACTCAAAGGCGAGTGTTTTCTCAATGGTTTTGCACGAGTACGAACAAAAGAAAAAAGATTTTATTGAAAGGAACTCAAAATGCTAAAATTTAAAATTGATCACCAACAATTCACCCCAAAAGAACTCGTGAGACTCGAGGAGGCGAGAGTCAATCTCGAGTTGATTTGCAATTCGGAAATGTTTCGACAAGAGTTTTTGCGAGCGGACTTTTCGGGCGAAACTTCAAATTGGAAACACAAAACAAATCAAGAGATTTTCGAACACTTCATGAGTGGTGCGGAAACATTACAACCGGAAATTGACAATGAGGCCGACATTGATCTCACAATTTTCAACCCGAAACCATTTTCGAACGTTGTCGGATATACATATGGGAACACAATTCGACAATGGATCAATCGCAAATTCTTTTGGTCAATGTCAATCATTGGTGTCGAGGGAAATATTTGTCACGAGTGGGGACACAAACTCGGATTTGATCACGATTTCAACGAAACAAAGAGACGACATTTTTCAATTTGCTATCAACTCAATAAAATAATCAAATATTGTCATTTGAAGTTGATCGACGGAAACGACACAATTGAGGCCGTGAAAAAAACGTATGTCCCGAAATGGAAACGAATCGTTTTTTTTTGGAGGTATTAAGTTGATCGAAATTCCAGGTGATATTGACGCAATAATTTCGTGCGATCTCGAAACAACCGGACTTGATGTTCATGGTGCGTGTTGGATCACCGGATCGTTCGGAAAATTGCACCCGGAAACCCTGGAAACAATCGACGAACTTGAACTCAAATCTCGTCCCTATCATTGGGACGAGGAGGCGAGACGGATTCATCGGATTTCAAAAAAAACCGCCGACAACTTTCCGGAAAGACCGGAGAGTTTGCAAAAATTGATTGATTGGTTGCCAAAAGATCGCAAATTTGCGTTTCTTTGTCATGCAAGTGAGTCGTCTTTCAATGATGTCACCAAGACTCATATTCACGCACACTTTGATTTTGCAATGATCAAAATGGATTTTGCTTTCCAGGACAAATATTTTGATTTTTACAAGTATTTTGACGAGAAAAAAATCATTTCAACCGTGACAATTGCACGGGCCTTGAAAATGCAAAGTGCAAAGTTGAAAAACCTCGCCGATCATTTTAGTATTGAACTCGATCACCACAATGCAAAGTCGGATCGCCTCGCTTGTGAGGAAATTTTTCGGAGGTTTTATTTTGAACAAAACGATCTATTCAATGTCGGAAACCGAGGTTCAAAACTCGATTCTGCAATTCTTGATGTTCAAAAAAGTGTCGGCATGGAGGAACAACAACGGTTCGGTGTTTGACAAAAAAATCGAGGGCGGTTTTCGTAAAAAAAATAAATGGGAAAAAGTTTGCGGCGATCCCGTTGACATTCTCGGAATCTTGCCGGACGGTCGGTTCCTGGCCATTGAGGTGAAAAAAGATTCAAAAGGAAAACCGTCAAAAGGTCAAGTTGAGTTCCTGGAAACAATCAAATCAAACGGCGGTGTCGCCTTTGTTGCATACTCAATCGAGTGCGTGAAAAATCACTTGCAAATATAGTCTTTCCCGGCAATTATTTTTCGAATTTGAGTGTCTTTGTTTGCTTTCATGATCACCCATTTTCCAAGCGACAACCATGAACATTTGAAATCGTGAACATATGTTTCAACAAGAGATTGACCGACCATTTTGTTTTGAATCATCCACTCGAAAATTCTCTCGGCGTGAACAAATCCGTCCAATTGGTGAATGATAGGCAACGCATCCATGTTGTCGTTTGCAACCTGTAAAATTAAATCTCGACGCTTTGAGTTCATATTGAGACAATATATCAAACACGGACTGTTTGCAAAGGATTTGCCAGGCCAGGGACGGCCTATTCATTTTTATTGCATTGATCTATATTGATGAAAATTGATTGACTTTCCTCGTTTGTCATACCATTGGAAAGACACCTCATTCCCTTGATTTCCACCAAGCAAAAGGATTTGTTTTTCGTTTTGTGCCACAAAAAAACCCACGTGGCCTCGCCAACTGGAATCCACTCTCCGGAAAACGACGACGTCTCCGACTTTTGGTTGCTCAACATGATTCCCCCATTTGGCCCAAGATATTGCGGCGGCCGAACGAGTGCGAAAATCAACGCCCGATTTCAAAAAACACCAATTCACAAATGCGGAACACCATGCGATTTCGTCCGACTTTGCTTTGAGTTCACAACTTTTGTGATATTCAATGATTTTTGGATTGTGGTTTTCACCTGGAAACTCTTTGATCCCAATTTCATTGATCGCAATTTTGAACCATTTTGGAATTTCGGAAACCGGAAAACGTTTCAATGCGTCCTCGGGTTTTTCCGTTGCTTTTTCAATTTTTATTTTTACACGTTTTGAACAATATTTTTGAATCAATTCACAAATCATTTTCGCCTCGGTTTTGTTTTGTTGTTCGAGTGCATGAAAAAGATTTCATCAATAAAATAAAGATATTCGTCCGACCAAGTTGTCGGAGAAAATTGAATTTGATTCGAACAATATGTGAGAGGTTCGTCATACGAGTCACCCACTCTCCCAATATAGCCTTTTGAAACCTGGTATTCGTGACAACGGCACTTTCCTTTGAAAAGTCCGGGTTCGACCTCCTCAATGAATGAGGAACAACGTTCATGATTTGCTATTTTCGGGAGAGTGATTGACGTTTGACAAGCACTAAGGCATGTCGTCAAAAGAATCATCAAACTCATTTTCAGTTTTTGCGTTCTCAAGTCTTTTCGCCTTTGGTTTGCGTTTCCATTTTTGTGTTATTGCATACGCTTTTCGGTTCAACCAATTCCAAGCCGGTTTGATTGCTTTGTCGAAAAGCTTTTCGCCGAAAATTGTGACGATCCAACCCCAAGGGCCGGATATAAGTTTCGGCAAATACTTTTTCAAAAGAGTTTTGACCAACCATGTTCGAACGACTGGCCAAATACTCTTGAGATATTTGAAAAGATTCAAATTTTATCCCTCTTGACCGTCGATTTTGTCAACTTGTGCAAGTGCCAGTTTTTTTAATTGTGGCAACACAACAAGTCCCATGTCGTCATATGGTGTTTCCGAAAGTTTTGCACTTTCCTCGATCCAATTGAAAAGTTCCTCAACAACAAGAACGATTGCGTCCTCGGCAAGATCAAGGCCTTTCCCTTTGATGTTTTCCCCAAGTGCTTTGATGTCATACGCTTTTTCCATGATTACTCCTTTTTTTATTGATTACTCAAAACCTTTGTTTCGAGTTTGTTGATCTTGCTTTTCAATAATTCGATTTCAAATTCATTTTTCCTTGCACGTTCGTCGGTCGAATCGTGTTTTGAAATCAAAACCGCAAGTTGAATTTCAACGGTTGTGATTTTCTCAAGTGTTTTTCTTGTAAAATGTGCATTGAGTAGCAACAAAAGTGAAACAAGTGAACCAAGGATTGTCAATGTCATGTTTATTTCGTTCATCTTTGAATCATATTCGATTTTGAGAGTTCTCACAACCTCAAGGCCTGGCCTGGCCGGAAACTAATTCAAATCATGTTTTGTCCGGACAATTGTTGTGATATATTTTCCAAAACAAAGGAGAATCAATGGAATACAACAAAGAGTTTGAGAAAAAAACGGGAATTTTTGTTTGGGAAAATGCTATAAGTGACCGACTTTGCATTGACACAATTGAGGCGTTTGAAACGTCACCAAACAAATTCAACGGGAAAACCGGTGGCGGTTATTCACCTGGAGTGAAAAATTCTATAGACTGGCACATTGATTCGGAAAATCTCAATTCAAAATATTCAAAAATTCTTGAGATTGCATTGTGCCAAATAAAATCAAGATATTTCAATTTGAAAGGAACGCCAATTTTTTGGGGGGGATTGCAAATGCAAAAATCATTCAAAGGACAAGGATTTTTTAAACCCCATACCGACAACGATGAGCGAAATTTGAACGATGCGCGATTCCTTGCGCCGATTTTTTATTTGAATGATGTTCTTGAGGGTGGCGAAACAAAATTCCCTTTCCAGGAAATCGAAATAAAACCAAAAGCCGGAACACTTGTGATTTTCCCATCAACTTGGCGTTATTTTCATGAGGGCGTCAAACCAATTTCAAATGACAAATATATCATCACAACTTTTGGTTTGACGCCTAGAAATTAAAGACCAAGTTCCGACTTTGATTGCAAATATTCTTGAATTTTTTGATTCCTAAACTTGTCCATTTCAACAAGAGTTTCCGAATAATAATCAACGATTTTTTGTTCAGTGTCCAAATCGTCAAACTTTTGAAAACTTGTTGTCGCACAAAAAACAACAAGGCCATCATTGACATATTTTGAAGCGTTTGCAATTCGAACTTGAAAAGCTTGCATGAATGCCTGGGCGCTTTCAATTGAACTTGCGCCGGTCATTTCAAATGATTTTTGAATGATTGCGCCGTCCATTGTTTCTTTTAAGTTTTTCAACGATTGTTCATTGTTGAATTGAGTTGAAATTTGCGTTGTTTCCGAATCAACCTCTTGAACATCACGCAAAACAACGTTTCCGCTTGAATCTCTTTCGTACAAACAAACGCCCCAATCATTCACAACCTCAAGTTTTGCGTTGTCATCGGCGATTTTTGCCGGAGAGTCAACAAGTTCCCACGTTTTTGAATCCTCGTTGAACAAAGGCAATTTGTCGGCTGAATAGCTAGAAGCGTCCGGAGGTTCGATCAATGTTGCGTTTGATGGAACCAAATATTCTCCTTGTTTGAAAGGGTTTTTTTGCATCGGAATAGGACTTGTAAAATACCCTTTTTCGTTGAACCCATAAGCTATAGACATAAAAACCCCCTAATATTTTATAATATAATTTACGTAAACGTTAGCGCCTACCGATTGATTGGAACCATTATTATCAGTGGCGATTCTTTTAGTCGCTACTGAATTAACATTAACATTTCCGTTAAAACCCGTCCTCGGGCCACTATTTGCGCCGAAACTTAGATACCTATTAGCCGTAGAGTTAAAGCCGCCATTCCCTGCTACAAAATTGCTCACCCCATTGACTACGTTAGAGTTGTTGCTTGTATAATAAGCAAAAACAGTACCATGCGAATGTACCGTATGTCGCGTAGTTTGGTAGCTCCCTACTTGATCTCCGGTTTGTCCTCCGGCCTGGATTGCCGTTCTTGAGTTTCGGTCTGGATCAAACCCGGAACCGTATGCAACGCCCCTTAACAACAACCCTTGTGTTGTTGGAACCCTAAAACTCAACCCGTCCGGGTTTCCCCAAAATGTTCCAATGACCGCAAAGAGTGCGGCGAAATCGTTCCTATTTATTGAGGCACCATTGCACAAAAGGAATCCGTCTGGAACGGCGGTCGATGGCCCCGCAAATGGCAAGATCGTTCCAACTGGCAACGTTCCCCCTCCGACTAAAGTTGTCATATTTTTTCTCCTTTTTTATTGAACCACAACCGAGATCGTTTCCATGTTTGACGGTGCCTCGGTGACGTCCAAAGTTAAAGTTGTATTTTCTCCGAGTAAACTCGTATTTATATTGTTTTCAAAAACCTCAACTTGTCGATCTTGGAAAACTTGAACTTGTTGAGCACCGTCGTTGAATATTGATCTTGTTTCTTTGGTGATACAACCGGCGTCACCAAGTTGTTCAACAAATGTCGGCATTTCAACAATCACATTGAATTGAGAAACCGCCGCACGGTTTTGATCAACAACCAAAAACTCTCCCTCGTTTCCAGGGTTTGCGGTGTCGTTCACAAGAACAAAACTTTTTCCATTTTGAAAATTTAAACTTTGATCATTTCGAAAAATAATCGCCTTTTGCAAGTGATCAACGGTTCCGTTTGGTGTGAGTTGTTGAACACCGCTTGCATTGTAAACAACAACATTATTGTTCCCCAAATATTTGACATCAACAAGAGTGAAAGTTCCGTCGTTGACCGCATTGTCATGGCCAGCGGCAACCATTTGATCACCAACAACAAAAAACCCGTCCGGATCGGCGTCGAGTGCGTAAACAAAACGATTCGTTTCGACGGTTCCCGAAATTCCAGGTTGTGCGACACCGGCCGTGTTGTAAACAATAACATTGAAACCCGAGTCAACGTTTTTTTCTTTGATTTCGAACGAACCGTCATTCAACGGATCGGTGTGTGCGGAAAAAACCGCTTGTTCTCCGACAACAAATGCGTCGTTCACGTTGTTCAAAAATGAATATTTCCAACGTAACGAATCGACCGTTCCGGCAATTCCAACTTGTTCAACAAGCGCAACGGCACCTTTTTTCACAATCAAGTTGTTTCCTCCGACGTTCTTGTCGAACATTTCGAACGTTCCGTCGTTTGTTGGATCGGTATGACCGGCAAAAACCGCCGACTCTCCGGGAACAAAGTTTGACGGGATTGCCGTCGTGTAAAAATATTTCGCAAAGTTTGGTTTTGCGGTTGCTCCGGTCGGGATCTCACTTGCACCCGAAAGATTTTCAATGACAACATTGACGCCGCCGCAACGATTGATTTGTTGAATTTCAAAAACGCCGTTGTTCCCTGGTATTGTTGCACCGTCAAGAATGAAGTAATTTCCAACGGCCCAAATGTCCTCGTCAAGAGTGACCGAATCCGGATCAAAGTTGATTTGAAATTGTGATGCACCTTGAATTTGAACAATTGATTCAATATTTTCCGCATTGTATGCAAAGGAAATCAATTGTGAATTTTGTGTTGCCTCGGCGTTGACAATTGTTTGCGTGTCAAGTGCGGCTGAACCTCTCGCAACGGATTGTGTGTTTGCGTTGAATATGTTTTTGATTTGATTGATTGGAATTTCCAAATAAATTGATCTTTTTACGTCGAAAGTCATTTGACCGCCGGCACCTTGTTTCAATATAAACAAAGCACAACGAGAGAGTGTTGCCGGTTGTGAAACAAAACCGCCGTCGAGATCAAGTCCGTTGTCCGGGTTTGATCCAAGTTCAAGAATGTTGAAATTTCCATTGACTTTGAACTCAATGTTTCCCCCTCCGGAAATGGCGGCCTCCTCGGCCTTACACTTATTATAGCGATCATTGTTTCGCATTGTTGTCATTAAGAACTCGTCAATTGGACTTTTGAAATCAACGTCGGTGTCCGGCACGTCAACAAACCCCTCGGTTCCTAAACAAATATAATCACTCATGAAAACTCTCCTTTATAAAGTAATTCTATATGGAGGTGCACCGTCTGCAAACGGCAATTCGCCCCCCTGGCCGACGAAACAAAAGGCCTTTTGAGCTTGAGACGTTTCGTCATAGTCTGCAAATCGTACAATGTGAACATTTGGATCAATTACGGTTTCGAAATTCGAATCGACCGTGACTTGATCGCCGACAATTGAAACAATTTGACGAATTTCCTCAACGCCTCCGAATGTTTCATATTTGCAAGTCGTCTTGTTGTATAGTCTCACAAAATATCCCGTTTCCCATTGATCACCAAGGCCGGCCCCAAATGTGAACGTTCTTTGATTGAGAACGGTCACGATTGAATTTGCCGGTGCAATATAGGCAAGATTTCCGACGCCCGTGAAACTTGTGAACGCAAGTTTGAATTGAACCGTCCCCGTTGCGTGTGAAATTGACCTTGAAATGATTTCCAGTGTGTCGGCAAAATTGAGAGTTCCGGTTGAACCTGGCAACTCTCTCGATGTCACAACAACTTTGTCGCCGACGTTATAAAGCGACTTGTCCATATGAGTGTTGAGCGAAATTGACGGCGTCGGTGTCTTGAACCTCTCGAGGAGTCGAGTCACACGATCGTTGATGATTGCAACACCTCCCAACGCCGACTTGATTCCTTTGAATTTGAATTTCAAAGGTTTTGTTTCACCGTACTTGTCAATTGATTCTTGGTTTTTGAATGTCTCAATTGTTCCAAATTTTTCCGTTGCCGGATCATAGTCCCAAGACATTGTGATCACATTGAAAACCTTGTCTTGAGAAACACTCCATTTTGGTGCGCCCTCAATTGATGTTTCATTGATTGATTTTGTCGCCGTTGAAAATTCAGCTTGATCAAGAATGGTGATCCCAATTTTTTGATTTTCAGTCGTGAGAAAACGCACGTTCAATGATTGCAAAAACTCAAGTTCAAGCAATTGCGAAAGTGTGTCACCAATTCCAAAAATATCAATGTCATATGTTTCGGTTGGGAAAAATTCGTCACGAATTGATTCAAACCTTGCAACGTCAATGAGGTTTTCCGGTATTCCAAGACCGGCACTCAAAACGTCATATGTTCCGTTCACTCCCGTTCCCGTCGAAAGAAGTATTTGCAACAATAATTCAACCGGATTTCCAGTGATTTCCCAAATGTAAAAAACGGTTTCACCCTGGCCGTGACCGGTTGCCGTTGAACCGACACCACGAATGATCCCGAAAAGATTGTTGTCGTCTCTCGACGCATATGTCATGACCTCGTTTCCGACTTTAATTTTTCCGCTTGCGGGCCAGTCAATAAATGAACCTTGAAAACTTGTGACCGAATCATCAATTTGAAATGTCAAAGTTGTTTGCAAGTTGAAAACCTCTCGAGTCATGAGGTCGAATGATTCTCTTGTTTTGATGTTGAAAGTTCCGTCACGATAGTCCATTGAACGAACTTTTGTGTCGATCAATTTGAAATATTCCGAAAAGTCCATGTTCGTTCCAATTCGGCCGAGCCAAATTTCGACGGTTTCATTCAATAAAACGGTTGTGTCGTCAAGCAATAATTGATTGAAAGCCGGGGACGGCACAAGTCGCATTGAATATGAGGCAATTGTTTGTGTGACCTTTTTCAAGTCAACTTGTGCCGGGTTGAGAACAAGGTTTTTCAAAATTCTTTGATTCCTTGGAATGGTCAAACCCGAATCGGGTTCATGAATTGAAAAATAAATATTACGCATTTTCACAACAACGTTCGGAATGAATCTTTTCTTTTGAGGAACCTCGTCAATATATGCCGTCATTTCACCCTCACAAACTCAATTGACAACGAATACAACTCCGACGTCCCTTGAATGAACGACGGTTTGAATTTGGTGTCGTTTGCTTGATATTCAACAAATGTTGTGAGTGTTTTGTCGTCGAAATATCGAACATATTCACCAAGTGAAAACCAATTGTCGAACATTGTTTTCAAAAAATTGATTTCCTCTCTTGTGAGAAAATTGAAAGTCAATGGCCTTTCAAGCTCAATGTATCTTGTGAGATATTGACGAAACCCCGATCTCGATGTCGAGATTGTTTGATCCGGAACACTTTCCTCAACGTTGTCATTTGATTCCGGAGGATATCGAAATTCAAGCTCAAAAAACCAAGAGAACAACTCTCCGAGTGTTGGTGTTATTGGTTGCGACAATGTCACCTTTGAACCTGGGACATCAATTGCAACAATCGTTGTCCCAATCGTAACACCTGGCCCGGTGAAAAACATTCCGGTTTCAACTCCGGAGAGTGAATCAAGAACAACCTCGGTTGTTGATGCTGTGAACCCGTTGACGTCGTCGGTGTTCTTGTATTGTATTTTTGGAATTGGAAAACTCATATTTTAAAGCCCCTCAAGTGTTGCGTTTCGAAAGTCCCTTGCATCCCGAATTTTTTCCATGATGTTATCAACAAAAGGTTCGGAGTCAAGAACGTCACCGTTGATTGTGACCGGACTTTCCAGTTTATTTAATTTTTGATCAATCGAGGAAAGAAGTCCAACAAGTGCGGAATTTGAATCGCTCGACGATGAACCTCCGGAACGTTGGGACGCAACCGAGTTGACGACCTCGTCAAAATTCTTTTCGGGGACAACCAACTCTCCAGGTGTCAAACTTGCAGGAATTGAGTCTTTCCCGGGCGTCCCAAGGTTCCTCGGGACAAGTCCCCCCTCATTTGCGGCGAGAACGTTTGCGGTTTTTTCGGCACCAAATGCGGTGATTGCCGCCGCACCGGCGAAACCAATTCCAGGTGCCAGGATTGGAAAAAGTGCGTTGAGTTTTGCGAAAATTGACGCCGCATTTGTGGCAGTATCTATCGCAATTTGTGTCACGCTTGCGGCCTTGCCTATACTTGCGAGCGTTTTATTTTTAGATTGGGCCAGTCCAACAAGTTCGTTTGCACTTTGTTTTGCAAGTTGAACGCTTTCACTTGAAAGAAACTTGTTGATCTCGGCCGATGTTTTTCCGAATTGTTTTTCATCTTTCAAATATTGGTTTCGTCTTTTGATTTCAAAGTCGAGTTTTCTTTTCGCCTCCGAGTCCTCAACCTCTCTTTTGGAGAGAATTTGAGCTTGAATTTGATCAAGTTCTTGTTGGTTGAGTTCGGCACGTTCCGATTCGGAAAGTGCTTTGAGTTCCTCGTTCAATGCGGCCTTTGTTTCACGATCCTCGGCTTGAATTGCTCGTTTTTCCTCAAGAAAAACACGTTCCTCCTCAAGTAGCACCGCACGTTGAGCGGCAATGAGTTCAAGTTCACTATCACGAACCGCTTGATTTTTTTCTTGTGCCGCCGCTTGCTCGGCAAGTGCAAGTTCATTTTTTCTTTTGATGAAATCAAGCTCTTGTTGTGTTGCACCGGCGTTTTGATTTTGGATCAAATCAAGTGCGGCTTTGTTTTGTGCGATTCTCTTTTTTTGTTCCTCGTTCAATGCTTTTGTTTTTGCCGATTCATTTTCTTTCAATTTTGCAAGTGAATCATCCTTTGCGGCCTGGCCCGAGTCGCCTTTCGCAACCGTTGCACCGGCACCAACCGAAACACTCCCTTTTTCACCGGCTTTTGAAAGCTTGTCAACCTCGCCTTGAACCTGGCTTTCATCAACTTTCGCCGTGATTGGAACGACAACCTTTGCGTCCTCCTTGCCTTTGACGGCGTCAATTATGTCGTCAAGGCCATCGGAAATCGCTTTTTTGGCCATGTCCATTCCCTCGGAAATTGCGTCACCGTCAAAAGTGAATATTCCTTTGAGGATTTTTCCAAGACCGGCACCAAGGTTTGCAAGTGCGTTGACCGTTGCCGAGAATATTCTCACAACGGCCGGCCATATTGTTTCCCAATTTGCATATATTTCGGAAATTACAATCAACAACAATCCAAATCCCGTCGCTCCGACAAGACCTTTGATTCCAATTGAAAGAACTTTTGTTGATATACTCAAGGCAACCATTGCCGCTCTGATTTTCAAAAATGCGGTTGCGGCAAGTGCACCGGCGGCGGCAATTCCGGCGAGTGCCGTTCCAAGTCCAATGACAAGGGCGGCGGTTTTTGCGAGAACTGGATTGTTTACAAGTATTTTGAAAAACTCTCCCAACAACTCGGCGGCTTTCGCAACGATTGGTGCGAATTGTTCACCAAGTACAATTGCGGCGGTTTCGATCACCCTCGAAAATCTCTCAAATGCTTTTTTTGAATTTTCTTGTTTGACCGCAAGTGCGTCGGCAAATACGGCGGCACGTTTTTGTTCGTCGGCCATTTCGGCAATTTGTTTTTTGACGAGTTCCGATTGTGCTCCGGTCAATGAAAGTGCAACGGCAAGTCCCTCGGCACTCCCGAACAATCGTTGCATTTCAACGACGTTCCCTCCGGTTGCGACTTTCAACTCGTCGAGAACTCCGACAAGTCCCTTTGACTTTAAATTTTGGAGACTCAAGGCCTCTTGTATTGCTTGCGATTCACTCGACAAGTTCTTTTGAACGTTGATCAAACTTGTCAACGTTGCTTTCAATTGTGTTGCGGCGACGTTTGTTGGTTTCGCACCGTCGGCGGTCAATGCCGAAAGTGATGCGAGGGCCTCGTCAAACGAAATCCCAAGTGAATTTGCGGTTCCGGCAACCTTTGAGAACTCACTTGCAAGATCACCGACCGTTGTGACACCAAACTTTTGAGCGGTGAAAAACTTTTCGGAAATCTCGGCGGCGGTTCCGGCACTTTCGCCGAATGATGTCATGGTTGCGGTCAATGCCTGGACGGCCGTTGCCGTGTCCGTTGCACCGGCGGCCGCAAGTTGAGTTGTGACTCTCAAAGTGTCAATGGCCTCCTCGGCCGGGACACCCGATGAAATCAAGTCGAACAATGCTTTGTTCAAATCCTCGAATGACGCTCCCGTTTCTTGACCAAGTTCAATGACTCCTTTTTTGAGTCCCTCAATTCCTTGTTCAAGACTTTTCGAGGCAAATGAACCTTTGTCCAAAAGTGTGACAACGTTTGTGAACTTGTCCTCAAAGTTTCCGGCCGCAATTGTTGCGGCGGCAATCGTTGCGGTTCCGGCGGCAAATGCGGCACCGGATATTTTCGCAACCGTCGCAAGATTTTTTTCAAGATTCTTTGTCGTTGATCCAACCTTTTCGAGTTCGGACGCAAATTGATCGGCGTTTGCACCGATCTTGACTATGAGTTCACTTGTTGTTGATGCCATTCTTTTTCCTTGCTTGTTCGGCTTTTTCTTGAACTTTCCTTTGAGCGGCGGCACGAGAAACATTTGCCATCATGATTTTTTGCTCGTCGGATAGTTCTTTGAATTTTCTTTTGACGTGCTTGAAGTCGATTTTCGCTCCATGCAACGCCGCTTGTTTTGCGTATTCATTGTGAGTTCGAATCTCAATCATGTCCAAACAACTTTGAAGTGTTCGGAGAGTGAGTTTCTTGAACTCGTCAAAAGTCCAACCGTACTCCGACGCAATTACGTCAAAGACCTCGGCCCAATTGACTTCATTTTGCGGGCCTTTTTCTGCTTTCCCGGCGATTTTTTTTCAACCTCATTTTCCAGGTGAACACCAAGTTCCTCGAGAATCGGCATTGAGAATCCTCTCGTTTTCAACAATGCGGTCAAAAGTTCCATTTGTGCCGACGGCCCGGCAATTATTTGACGAATCTTTTGAGGGCCAGTCTTTGAGACTTCACTCTCCTCGCCCGAATCCTCGTCCATGTCGTAAAATTTTAATTTCATGACCTCACGTTTTGAGTCAAGTTCCAATTGGTGAAAAGCAACTCTTGAAATGACCTCCATGTCCATTTGCTCAAAATGTTTTTTGAGATCGTCACCATATGCACGTTTCAACCAAGATTCATCCTCAAGGTTGAAAGGTCGAAAGTTCAATTCAAGTTCTCTTGTTTCGCCCTCGCCCTCAATCGTCTTGACGATCGTTGCACGTTCGGGAATTAGTTGTTCAAGTTCCATGTTTTCTCCTTTTTTTATTGTAGTATATATGGAAAAAAATTTCCTTTCAAAAGTGAATCTTTGTCCGTACAATTATTGTAATGAAAAAATACACAAAAGAAAAACGAATTGAAATCAGATTGACGGCCGAGGAACTTCACAAATTGAAACTCCGGGCCGGCCTATATTCCGAGGGGAACATTTCAAAACTTGTTCGTCATTGGATCAACAACGCTCCGGTGAAATTCTTGGAAAGGAGAAAACCATCAAAACAATAAATGAAACAACATGGAAACAATTGTTCAAACGTGCCTTGTGCATTTTCTTTTTTTGCGGTCACAAACCGATTAAAGTTGTCGGACAACCTTGCCAGGTTTGTTCACGTTGTGGGGAAACATTTTGGAACGTGGCCAGGGTGATTCACAAACACAAGAGATTGCGTCACAATGTATATGGAAAGAGTTTTTTTAAAAAGCAATGAACAAGGAGAGTTCCCATGCAATCAAACTTTATTTCGCTTGAACTTCACGGGGACAATGGTTCCGCATTGGTGAAACCGGGCGAGATCACAAGCATTTCACCGGCACCGGAGGGCGGTGCGAGAGTTGTGACACGTCAAAAACAAATATATTACGTTATTGAAAGCGTCGAGGACGTCGAGGCCATGATTCGAATGTACTTCAAAAAAATAAAGGGAGAGTTTTAAAACTCTCCCCTCGTATTCTCAAAATAAATTGAAAAATTTTAGCAAACGCCGGCGCCTTGTGGTGTGATATGACGTAAATCAAAAACACCGTTTTTGTCAGCATCGTAAAATGCTTGTGCCGTGATTTCACCCTCGGAAAACGTTTTCTCTTGGAAACCAAGTGGCATCCCAACCGCTTTCAGTCTGAAAATGTCAAGCTCAACCATTTCGCCGTTTCCTCGTTGTTGTCCAACAACAATCGCCCCAAATTCCGGGAAATTGTCGGCCGAACCTCCGAATCTCGCCGAGATTGATTTTGAACTCGGAACTCTCACGTCAAAAGTGATTGTGTTTCCGTTTTCAACTCCGTTTCCGGCAAAGTCAACCGTCGAACCGCCGGTGATTGTAATTCCGAACCCTGGTACTTCAATTGCTACGCCGTCTGTGATTGCAAGTGGTGCACTTGTAATTTTGAGGAGGTTGTCCTCAAATTGCTTGTCCGTTCCTCTCGCAAAGTCTGCATTCGACATTGCATACACGTCAACCGTGTCCGCATCTTTGTCAACAACCTGGATCACATACTTTGTGAATTTCAAATCGCTTTCCGATCCAACTTTCGGTTGAACGCTTGCGATTCCCCATGTTGCATTGATTGTTGTTCCTTTTTTGTTGGCAACGTTTTCAACGGTTCCCGTTGAAACACCGTTCTCGGTCGGTTTTTTTCCAAGAAACAATTGCATCATCCAATCCTCATATTGCTTGATAGTCAAGCTCAATTCGGCCGTGATGTTTGTTTCTTCAACCGCCCAAGGGTACTTGTTCGAACCTCCATTCAAACTCGCCAGTTCTCCACTAAGTGAAAAACCCGATTGTCCGATTACAAGTGCCGTCCCATAAGGGAGGCCAGTTTGTCGGCAATAAGGCGTGAATGAGTGGACTCCGAAAAAAATTCTTGGATTGTCTAAACTCATGACTCAACTCCTTGTTTGTCAAAAGATCGAAAGTTCAATTTCGATCCCAATTGCTTTGAATTGATTACTTGAGTTTTGCATCCTAAATGATATCGGTTGCAAACTCTTGATCTCAATTTTCGGCCTCACATTGTTTATTATAAAGTAATTTTTTTCAAAAATCGACTTCATGGCCCGTTGATATCTCAACAATTTTCGGCCTATGGTTTTTGATTCGTCGTCCGTCTTGATCACGGAAACCTCAATTGAATATATCGCCGAGGTTGCACTCGGTATTGCCTCGCCTTTGATCTCTGAAATTCCGTAAAAAAGAATTGGATCAAAGTTGATCGGCAAGTTGTCGAGTGATTGGAAAACATATGCCTCGGGATCAATCGGTTCGGTTGTCCAACCGGAATTTTTTTCCGCATCAATCACGGCGAGTGCATCGTTCAAATTGTCTTTCAAAAATATTTCAAGGTTGTCAATGAAACATTCAATGTCAAATGTCATAGCTTTGGCCTTTGTTGTTTTATTGTTGGTTTCACGCCCGTTGCCTCCTCAATGCTTTTTCCCATTTGTCGGAGAACAAAAACGTTGAGAGTGTTCAAAGCTCGTTCCGGAAAACCGGAAATGTCGGAGTTTGCAAACTTGACGGACTCCGGGCCGATAAAAAGAAATTTTCTCAAAGGCATTTTTCCCGTGTTTGTGAAATCGCCCTCTTGTTGATGATAATTTGCATATGGAACCGTCGTTCCCATTTCCAGGGACAACGGTTCAATTCTCGTCACGTTGTCTTTCCCGGAATCACTCGTCACACTTTCCTCAAGTGCTCCGGAGAGTTTCAAAATTGGATAGACAAAACCGACGGCACGTTGCTTGTTTGGTTTATATCGTGGGGAAAGGTCGGGATATTGTCCAGGCCCTTTCAAGGCAAAAATTGCCGTTCTTGATTTGTAAAAATCTTTCATGATTGATGTCAACGGAATCGTCAAATTTTTCGATTGCCTTGCGGCACGATCCATTGCATTTGCAAACGCAATGTCGTTTTCAACCTGGTATGATGTGAAACCGAGACTCATGAAATCACCATTGTTGTTTGTTTACGTCGAAAGTTTGTGAACAACAATCATTCGGTTCGTCCGACGTGTCGAAACCGATGCACTCGTCAACTTTTATTGCGTCACCAAGTTTCACTTTCCCGTTGAGGATTTCGTCCAGGTCTTTCCTTGGATTCCTGGAAAGAGAATGAAGTCCTTTCGTGTCCTGGTCTTTGTTGTCGATTCCGGTTTTCACATAGAGAACATGTCGAACCCTATCGGCCGCAAGAAAAATGTTGATTCTTTTCAACACTTCAAACGACATTGGTGAAACGATTTCATCGACCGGCACTTTATAAAGTGAACATATTCTTGAGTTGATGTATGCACACTCTTGATCAATGAATTTTTGAACCTCGTCAATCGTTACGGACGAGGTCGACGTGATTTGCAAATTTTTGAAATCGGACTTGACGTCCTCAACCGTACAATATGACATTACTCAACCAATCCTTTTGATTCAAGTTCTTTCAAACTTTTTTCATCAAGACCAAGGATTTCGCATCCCTTGTCGTGTGTTTTTCCGTTGTATTGGAACGAGAGTTTTGCAATCTTGTTTGTTGCCTTTCCCGTTGCTTTCATTTCGTCTTTTGTTTCAAGACCTTTTTCAACTTTCTTTTTTGTTGTTGGTTTTTTTGTTTCACTCATTTTGAGTCTCCTTTAATTTTAAAAAAAAGGGAGGGTTTCCCCTCCCGTCGTCTTATAAACAGTTTTTAATTAAGTATGCACATTTCACGTTTGTCAAAGCGAATTGATAGTCGTCTTGAACGATGATTCCCTTTGAGTTCGGTGGGTTGTTTACAGTAAACTTGTAAACACGTCTCGGGCCTCTTTTTTTCATTGTCATGTAATATCCAAGTGATTGTTGGTATTTTGCCGCCGTCTTTGGTGCATAATACATGAGAACTGAATCGCCCCAAATTTGCTCAAGGTTGTCAGATTGTCCAAGCTTTGCGTTGTTGAAAGCGGCGTCACCAATGTGAAGCATTTCAACACCCATTGCGTGTGCAACCTCGGCAATTTTTAAAGTTCCGGCACGGTTGTCCGCAAACCCAAGTGATCTTAAAATCGCCGGGTGATACTTTAAAGTATTGAAAACCTTTTGAGAACAAATCGCACGGTTCGGCATCTTTCCGCATCCTTCAAGAATTACATTTTGACCGTCTCTGAAATTTTCAAGTGGCTTTGAGTTCACATAGTCACTGAATTTGTCAGTCGCCGCCGCAAGTGTGATGTTTTGCGTGATGATTGCCGTGTTGAAAAGAACGCTTGCAATTGCATATTCTTTCGCCGTCCAAAGAGTTGTTGTCAACCCAAGAGTTTCATCCTTTTCAGCGTCGAACGGTTCCTCCGAGTTGTCATAGTCGTCCTCGGTCACAAGTCCCTCAAGTCCATGACTTTCGATCGAATATAAATCCGAGTCACGAACGATTGGTTCAAATCTTGCGGCACGTCCTCGGCCTCCCATTTTTGCGTTAACGATTCTTAAATGATTAAGACCGTACTTTCCAATTTTTCCAGTTTTTTGTTTCACTTGTAAGTTCGGCAAAATTGCCTCGGAAATATAACCCTCCGGAACGTACATTGATGAAACATTTGTCAATAATTTATCAACGATAGCTTTCATTTGACTCATTTCAATCCTCCCTAAAATGCAACGTGAGCGTCAAGAATGACACTAATCACGTCCCCGGCAACACCCGATTCCATTGCAACCGCACTTGAAAATTCCACCGCCGCCGCAACGACACCCTCTCCATTTGCGTTTGACTTGACCGAGTCACCTCTCGTTATTGTTCCGGCAAGCTTAATCAAAGCACCGCCCCCAAGGTGTGCAATTTCACATGCGTCACCCGATTTCACGTCCTTTGTCATATTGACACCGAACGACTTTTCTCCGGCACCCGAATTTGCAACATGCTTGTCACTTGAACCAAGTTTCACAAACGTGTATTGTGCAAGATCGGCGTCGGCACAAAAAGTTTTGACTTGTGGTTGAATATAACTACTCATTTTCGTCCTCCCTATTCCTCACCAAGTTTATAATATTTTGATGCAAGGTCTTTGTCCTCGGAAAGAACGATTGAAATTGCATCGGTCATGTCGATCTTGTCGGCCTTTGCTTTCGCCTCGGCAAGTTCAAGAACTTTGTCCTCAACGTCGTCGATTTCGATTGACTCTTTTGGAGTTTTTCCCGAACCGCTTTCGTCAAGCTTGACAACTTTTTCGTTCATTTCAGCAAGTGAAATGAATCCCTCAAAAGAACTTTTTTCAAGTGTCATTGCTTTTTCCTTTTGTGCCTGGGAAATTTTCCCCTCACTAAGTAAAACATTCAACTTGCTTTCTTTTTCGGTTTTCTCTTTTTCCTCGGCAAGCTCAACATTGTCTTTCGACATTGCTTGAATTTTACTCATGAGTTCCTCGATTGAAGAAACACCAAGTTCCCTCATCAATTCATCAATTTGAGCAAGTTTCACCTCGGAATCGGAGAGATTTTTTTCCATGTCGCCGAGTTTTTCCTCGGTTTCACTTAACTTGATGTTTTTGGCATCAAGTTCTTTTTTCATGTCCTCAATGTTCATGATGTTTTTCTCCTTGATATTGGTTTCCGAAAATTCACTCAATTGTATAGCCGGATTCATTCTCTTTATAACTGGGCGGTTTGTGAGGCCAGCACCCAAGAGAACGGCACCAACCGAATGAGTGGGATTTTCATTGTCTTTATAATCGGGATCAAAGTCCGCACTCAAATATGCAAACTCTTTGTCCGAAAGTGTTTTTGTTCCTTTTGGAGTCCAATCAACGTCGGCCCAAAGTTGATGTTCAATCTTTGGTTCGATTCCAAGTTCCTCGTTCCCCTCGGCAAGTTGAACCTCACGAACATGCAAGTCTTTGATCCAACCGGCGGCCTCTCTTTCGGAGTCGTGTGAATAGTCAATCATGACCTCGATGCCTCGAACGTTGTTCTTGTGGTTTTCGATCATTTCGTCAAACAATTGTCGAGTGATGTCAACCTTTCCATATTGCTTGTGAAAAAAGGTGCAAGTTCTCATGAGTTGAACTTGACTTGAAATTCCCTCAACCGGATTTCCCTCGGCGAGTTTGATTGGTGTCGTCCTAAAATGTTTCATGTAAAAACTCCATTTTCAATTATTGTCGCCGATCAAATGATTTGAGTCAACAATGATCCGGACAATGTCCGGGCCAGGCCTCGGCCAAATTGATTGATGATTCCTGGGACTTTGTCGGAACGAATCCGTTTTGTGGTTCCGGGTTCCCTTGTGTCTTGCTTGTGTTTGCGGTCACGTATGTTTTGCAATTGAAATGCAACGGCGGCCAGTACGTTTGGACGGCCGGATCGTCTGCTTTCAAAGTGATCCCGTTCAACCCTTTGCAAATGTCGGTGATCGGATCGGAGTTGATCCAAGTGAATGACTCAACCTCTCCCGTCTTGATCATTTCACCAAAAAAATCTTTCCTTGCAATGTTGATCATCGTCGATGCGTTCAAGAGTGCACCCGATGACGTCATTGGGCCGTCGATCTTTTTATTTGTTTGTTCAATCATATTTGTTTGAATTTCCAGGGCGTCGGCAACCTTGTCCGCACTTTGTGTGTATTGCAAATCATTTGTCTTGATGATTTCGCCCGTGTTGATGTCAACCAATGAATCAACGATTCCGTTGATTCGAATGAGTCCTTTTTTGTTCAATTTGTCTTTTTCGGCAAGTTTGATTTGAGTCGCCGTTTCACTCAATTTGATATTTTTGAAAAAAGGGTTTTCTCCTCGGACTTGTTCAACGGCCGTGTTGTATTGCCTGGCAAGTTCCTCGGTGACTTCTTTTCGATATTTTTCAACACTGGCCTTGATGTCATATTCCTTTGGAGGTGCAACACGTTCGTCCTCCGATGAATCTTTCCAATGTTTCGCCGCTTGTTTTGAAACGTCCTCGGCGATTGCTTTCAAGTTTCTTTGCATGATCAATTTGAGCTTTTCGGCATCCTCCTCGATCTTTGCTTTCACGGGATCACTTGACTTTTTTTTTAAAGTCTCGTCACCTTTTTCCGCAAGTTGTTGAGGGCCAGGCCCGGGCGTTGGTTGAGGTGCCTCAACTTTCCTCGACGTTGTTTCGTCTCGTTCCGGCAACCCGAAACGTTTTCTCAAGTTGTCCTCAAGTCGATCGTCCGGAGTCAATGTTTGTGAACTCACAAGATTCATGATGATTTTTGAGAACTCCTCGCCGGCACGATCCGAGATTCCGGACGCCGAGAGTTCAACCAGGCATTTTTGATCCGGGAAATTCAATGCAATCAAGTTTGGAATCAATTGAGCGTTGAGCGTTTCCGCAATTTGTTCCGCAACATATTCAAGACCTCCGAGGAAAAAGTCGGAAAGGTCAAACGAAAGTGCATATGATCCCGAACCGGATTGACCAAGTTCAAGGAAATTTGCAAGTGCGGCGTTCACGATCTCAACATTTTCGGCGTCAATTACTTCACGAATCTTTGAGGCATCAAAAGGATTCGAGTTCAATGTGAGTTTCCAACCGAACGGAACCGTCAAATAATTGCATTGGTGCGAAACATATCGTTTCATTGCATTGAGTGCCGTCTTGTATTCGGCCGAACCTTGTTTCCCCTCCGGAATTTCCAGGATTGGAATTGGGATCGCATATTTTTCAATCCCGGCCGCAATAAGTTTCAAAAATGTATTCTTTCGCAACCAAGGGCCATATGCCGGACGCAAGATCGAGATTCCCTCAAAGTTGTCGCCCTCTCTCTCGAGTGCAAAGTGAACGAGATATTTCGCCGGAATATATATTGTTTTTTGTTGATCGCCGTCGGCTTGTTGATATACTGATTTCAATTCCCCGTGACGATTGATTTCCCATTTTTCAATCGTTCTTTGTGAGCGGAAAGCAAGTGATCTAATTCCGTTATATGATCCCCACTTTTCATGATTCAAAACCGCCGAATATGTTACCTCGAAAAGTGAATACCCGAAATCAATGCAAGACAAAGCCTCGTGCAAAAATGATTTCCAGGTCTTTCCAAGATCATTGAAAAGTATATGTTCGATGAAAGCCTTTTGAATTGCACCCTCTCGAGTCTCGTCGCCTTTTTCATTGATTTCCCACGTTGCACCCTTGATCGGATTTTTCATTGCGGAAAGAATCATTTTGACTTTCGGATCGGAACGTCTCATTTTGTCATATATGTCGGCGGCGGCGGTTCCTTGCAATTCTTGCAAATACTCCTCGGCAAGATATCCGGCAAATATTTCCGTTCCGCTTGATCCGATCTCGACAACTTTCACCGGCGTTTGATTGATTTCAAACTCGGTTCCTTGTCCCTCTCTCAATTCATGTTCTTGGTTTTCCATATTCTCACCATTCCATTTGTTCAATTAGTGTTTCATTTTCATTGTACTCCTCGCCGTCCTCGGTTGTCCATGCGTCGGCCTGGCCGATCATGAATCTCGAGATTGCTTGAGTTTCGGCGTCAACCGAGTCGTCATTGCGTCCAAAAGGGAACGCCGACATTTCGACAATATGATCACCAATCCAAGGTGCAATTGATTCATGAGGATAGAAAACATTCCCGGCCTCGTAAAAAGGCGTGACGGCGTGTGCTCGTGCGGTCTTTGATTCTTTTGGAATCACCGGAACAATTCCAGGGATTGACTTTGAAAGCATTGAGATCAAGGCCGCCCCGTTTGCTTTTTCCTCAACGAGTTTGATCGTTGCGTCCGAGTGCTTTTCAACGAGTGCCTTGAACTCGGTCAAGGTTGTTGTGAAGTCCATTCTCTTTTTTATTTTGTCGATCAAAAACACCTGGGAACCATATTTCGCATACACACTCATGACAACGAAATCGGCGGTCTTTGTGTCTTTGAATGTGAGGTCGCACGAAATGAGTTTCAAGTCGCACCTGGTTTCCGGTAATGTAAAATAAAAATTTTGCAACCATTGTCTCAAGAAGATCGCACCCTCGCCCGGAGTCGGTTGTTGTTGGAACAAACTTGACCAAACCTTTGAACCGACGGACGCTTTGATTTTGTTCAATCTCTTGATCGGATATTTTCCAGGCCATAAGGCCTCGCCGACTTTCCTTGGATCGTCCGGGTTTGTTGTGTTTTCTTTGATTGCCGGCAATTCAAGGATTTCCCATTGATCGGCCCCCGGATCGGATTGGGCCAGGGCGAGCAATCGACCGGCAAGATCGTCCTCGTGCCATCGTGTGAGAATGACCAGGATCGAACCCTCGTCCTCGGACTCTTTCCCGTTTTCCTCAATGGTTGATTCAAGTCTCGTGTATAGTGTTGACGTGTACCAATCCCAAACCTTTTGACGGATTGTTTCGGAGTTTGCGTCCTCCATGTTCTTGATCGGATCGTCAACAATCAAATGAGTTCCCCCGGTTCCCGTGACGGCCCCTCCGGTTCCGGCACAACGATATCCTCCGGAATGTCCAACGACTTCAAACTCGGTTGCGTTTCGAATATATGATCCCTTTGCACTTGAAACAACGTTCTTTGTGTTGAGTTGAGTGTCCGGGAAAATCTCTCGGTATTCCGGAGAGTCGATGATTCTTTGCACGTCACGATTCATCTTGGTTGCCAGGTCGGCCGAGTACGAACACGCAATGATTTCGGCGTTCGGGTTTTGTCCGAGTATATAGGCCGGCAATCGCCTTGAACCGAGTTCGGACTTTCCATGTCTCGGTGGCATGAAAACCATGAGTCGGGGAATTTCGCCCCTGGCAAATGCCTCGAGTTTCTCGCACAATTGTTCGTGGTGCCAGTTTACTTTGTAATTCTTTTTCGTGTGTCGTGTGAAATCGAGCAAATGCCTTTTGGCCAGCTCGATTTTGATTTGATCATTGCTCGGAATCGTCATTGTCGTTCCAAACCTTTTGAAGTTGTCGGAGTTTTTCCGACGATATTCCCGAGAGATCAATGACGTTGTTGTTCTCCGGTTTTTGTGAAGTGTCGGCGTTGAAAATTCCCAAATGCCTTGAGATCATTTCGAGTGCTTTCATCTTGTCGGCCATCTTTAATTTTGCACCATATGCACCGGGTTCGATTGATTGAACGGCCGCAATCCTGGGTGATTTTAAAAAGTCCGATTTCAATTGATGATATTTTCGCCCCTGGCCCGCAAGTTCCTCGTCCTCCTCATCGGAGTATGACACCGACTCAAAGAAGTCCTCAACGTTCGAAAAGGCAATGTTTGCGAGTTCTTGCAATACTCTCTCGGCGGTGATTTCGGTTTTCTCTTGTCGTGCGTCAATTGCTTGTTTGATGCGTTCCGCAATGCAAGGTTTCGCAAGGTTTTCCGGGCCAATGACATTTGCGGTCTTTGCGGAATACCCGGCACGAATCGCCGCTTGTGTTGCGTTAAGGTCAACGAGATATTCCCGAATAAAGTTTTCTTGCTTGACTGTGAGTTTTTTTCCTTTCATCCGAAAAGGATATCACCAAAGATTGAGCAAATCAATTGTCCGGACAACCAAGCTCGAGAATTTGAACGGGTGCCGTCATTTGATAGTCGATTCCGAATAGTTTTCCGCTTGCCTCGGAACAAAAATATTTGTTTTTGTCGTTCCATTTGTTGACCTTTGGGATCGGTTTCCCGAACAATCGAAAACGCACAAGAGAAAAACCAAAATAAAGAATCCCTTTCCAATCATATTTTTTCCCCCAAATATCAACAAAAACCTTTTCGAATTGTGAATCCGAAATCGGAATTGACTTTTGATTGACTCCGACGATTGTGTTGATCTTTTTCCAGGACTCAAAAGGAACGATTCGAACGCCCGAAAAGAATGTTGACTCATATACGAAATGGCCTTTTCGAATACAATTGTGACTCGGTATGTTTTTGAATGGTGTTTTCTTTGCAAGTGGTTTTGTTGCAAATCGAATCAACCATGAGAAAAAGTCACCCTCTCTCTTTGAAAATAATTCTTGAACAATCATGAAATGACCTCATTGTGAAAGACAACATTGAGACAACAAACTTTTGTTGTCGTTGTCGTGTTTGTGAGAACGACTCTCAATTTCATTCCTTTGATCAATTTTGCGTCATACTCGGAAACGTCCTCGTCATTGTCTTTTGCAATCCCGACTCCGTGTCCGTGTTTTGTGAGTGGTGCGTTTGGAACCGGGTTGGGTGATCCCAAGCTTGCTTGATAGTCGCCGGCCAGGTTGTCGAGAATGTAAAAATCGGCGGTCACGCCCTCCGGAAACCATTTGAACTCGGCTTTGTTTACTCGTGCAATGTCAAACGGGTTTTCAATCTCAACAATGGTGATTCCCCCGTCGGTGTCTTTGTCTTTCAGTGTAAAAACGGCACCAAACTTTTCACGATAGAGTTTCCCGTCTTTTGTGAATTTTGATTTGAACGGAAATTCTTTGACAACGATTTCGTCATTTGCATTTTTGTCAAACATCGAACGCCCCTTTGCATATTGATTCCAAATAATTTATTGCGGAAATATTGTCACGAACAATTAGTTTGACATAATCCGGAGACGCAAAGTCGGATTGTTTTCGAATGTAAAAAGGAACGCTCGGAATGAAAGACGCTGTGAACGCATCCTCTCCGGACGCAAAGTCAACAATGAAGTCGGACGGCGTCACCGCAAAAACGTTTCGAAAATCGTCGGTTGATCTTATTGGTATGAATTGAAAAACTTGATCCTCCGACTTGACCTCAAAAATCAAACCGTTTGCGAGTTCTGAATTGTTTCCCAAAAAATTTCCATATTGAATCCCGTTGTCTCTCCCAAATATATTGATCGAGGTCACAATTCGATCGTCGTTTGAAAATGGCAAGAAAAATTCGTCCGGTGTCGCACCTGGATTGATTGCCAGGTCGGTTGAACCGTTTCCATTGAGTTCAAGTTTCTCGGTGAATAGTTGTCCAAGCGGAACGGGTTGAACTTGAGCGTCAACGAGCAAACGATTTGTCTTGTTTACACGAACAACGTCGGCCAAAAGATTTCCGTCATTTCCGGAAAGTTTGACCATCATGAATTTTCCGATCCAATCACCTAAACTCATCATGACACCTCGTCGAATTTTTCGAATTTGATTATTGTTAAAAAGGGACAATTTGCAATGTTCGACCTCACGAGAACTTGTTTGTTTTCTCTTGTGTCGAAAGTGAATCCTTGTCCGGCGTATATCGTTCGAAATGTCGTGCCGTTGTCAATTGAAACTTGAATTTCGGAATCCTTGTTCGGGCCTGGAGTTGTTGTGTCAAAACCAATTTGCGTCCCGTCAACCAAAGGTGCGAGATTCTCAATGAATATCGTCTCAATGATTTTGTCGGCCGCCGGAGGCAACGGAATTGTCACGAAAGGCGTTCCCGATGTATTTCCGGAGAGTGTTGTTGTTTCACCCTCCGAATTTTTTATTTCAAATTCACTTGTGTTGTGTCCCATTTATTTTCCTATGGCAACGTGATATCAATTTCATTCACCGACATTGAACCAATTGTTTTTGATTCACGATTCAAGTTGATTGCTCTCAATTGAAGTTTCACGGGTGCCGTGAAACCGAGCGTTTCGAACTCGTCAATCTCAAGACCGCTTTTCGTTGTGAATTGTCCTGGCCCTGTCAAAAATGCGTCAAGGATTGTCTCAATCGGAGAACCCGTCGAGTCGTCAATCAAAATGATTTCGAACTCGGTATCACGAAAACACGAACCTTGTGCGGAAAGTTTGTTGAACTTTTTACCAACCGGGATTGTCAGGTCAACCAAAACCATTGAGGTGTTTTTGTCTCCGGTGTCGTTTTGTCCACGCCCTCGGATTGTTGTTCCGGGATCGTTTGAAATGATGATCGCCCCGTCCGGTGTGAGTTGTGGCAACACAACATTCCCGTCCGAATCCTTGAAAGCGAAACCAATCATTCCGTTTTTCTTGGTTGTCAGATCATCGGCAATGGGCGAATCACCCTCATTGATTTTGTGCAATACCGCACCGATTTCCGTTTCGATATCCTCGAGGATTGGAAACGATTCTCTTTCATGACTCATTGTGACGCTCCTTGTCTAAATTATTGAAATTCACCTTTCCAAAGGAAAATTTCAATGTCTCTTTGTTTTTCCATTTCAATATAAAGTTTGAAATCATCTTTCCCGGCGAGGTGTTGTTCTTTCCAAACCCAATGAGGCCCAAGGGAAAAATATATTTCGTTTGCAATGTCGCCTTGAACGGGCGAAATCTTTGCTCGTGAATTTCCTCTCACTCTCATTGTGAACGCAACGACTTCTTTCGGAATCGTGATTTCAAGTTCGTTTCCAACGTCACCGGGTTGCACCGCTATTCGAACAACTTCACGCTCGTTCACGGCATCGACAACAACACGAATTGCGTTCTTGTGTGCAATGAACACTCGGTTCCAAATTTGTTCCTCTCGCAATATACAAGAATTAGGATTTGCCAAAAATAAACTCCCTTTAAGTCAACACTGGTTTCATTGTACTCGACAAAAGGGAGAGTTGAAAGCTTTTGGCCTGGCCGGGCCGAACCTGGTTTTTAATCACCAAACATATTTTGAAAGGTTGTTTCCAGGTGAAACCGTTGACTCTCCGAAAGTTGACCTCGAATCTCGAGGTGTTCCCGGAGTCCGGAAATGAAATTCAAAGTGTTGTGTTGGATTTTAGGGTGTTCGAGAATTGATTCGATCATTTGCATTGAGTCCATGCCTCGAGTCTTGAGAATGGAAACCTCGTGACTCTCCGGCATGTTTTTCAATATGCTTTGAAGTTGACCAATGAGAGTCGAGTTTTGTTGGATTGCTTGTTGTAATAAGTTGACAAGTTGCGTCGTGTTTTTCATTTTCTGATTATCCTTGTTTTTTCTTTGAACTCCAAATGTTCAAGTCGTTTGTGTTCTTTGATCCAAGTTCGACCAAGTTCGGAATATTCGTCTTGTCGATTCTTTCCGAGTTTTGTTTCGTCCTGGAAATATCTCCAATGACCTCGGACAATGAACGAGTGATCCCATTCGATTTGAGATTGACTCTCCGAGACTTTTGGAGAGTTTCGTTTTTCCAGGTGAATGAAAGTCACTGGCCTATATGCTTTTTTACCTTTGACGCCCGGAGTCTTTTTCATCCTGGTTTCGATTCCTTGAATGAAGTCTTTGGAGTTCAATGCTTGAATGAATTGGAATGTATAGCCGGAAATCATGAAACAAGATTGAACAACCGGAGAGTTTTTGTTTTCCAAGAGTTTCCCGTTTTTGAAAATATCGAGATTGAGTTCGTTTGATTTGTCGCTCAACACAATTTTTGTGTCTCCGATTGAAAGTTGAATCTCTCGACCTTTTTCGCAAACGCTCAATTCGTTTTGAATATTTGGGACATGAGTTTTCACGAGTATTGAAAAAGAGTTGTGAGGCAAATGAATATCTTTGATTGACATAGGGTTCCATTTTGAATCCCTGGAAAGCTCCTCGAGTCTTTTTTGTGAAATGATATATTTCATTCAAAGTCCTCCCAATTTGGCTTGATGATTGTGAGTGCGTCTTTGATCGGTTCAAGTGCTTTGAGTAGTGCCTCGAATTTTTCCGAGTCGCATGTTCTCAAGAGATAGGTTTCTCCGATTTTGATTCCGTATAAATACATTGAAACTCTCCTTGATATATTGTTTTCAAAACAGTGAAATAAACTTATAAACTTATATGACACTTTATACACTTATTGGTGCGTCATTGAAACGGTGCGTGAAAGAATTACACGAACAAGTGTATAAAGTTTGAGATAAGTGTTTCACACTTATTGAGCACCTAAACTCTTGATTTCATTACTCTCTTTATATAAGTTTATAAAGTATATATATATAGGCATATATTGAGAGAGATATACAAAAAAAGGGAGGTCAACGCCCCCCTGTATTTTATTGAACTTTTGATATTTTGTTGACTCACCTAGTCTTTTGAATGGTCGAGAATGAATCTCGTTGTCGGTTTGTTCGATCCCTCGGTTTTCTTTTGAAAAGCAATGATTCGACCGGCCTCAACCAAATTTGTGACGATCCCCGTTTTCTTGTCATAGAGATCACTTGATTTGAATTGAGATACCAGTTTACGGGAAAGTTCCTTTTGAGTCAATCCTTTTGGGTGCCTTTTCAAAGTTTCGATCACTCGAGTTGATTGTTTGTGAAAAAGAGATTTGATCAAATAATCCTGGAAAAATTGATTTGTCTCTTTGATTGTCGCCTCGATATATTCGAACGCAAAGACACAACTCTCCATTGTGATTTTTGGAATCTCTTTTGTGTA